CCAACTTCTTTAGATGCTTTATCAATTGCTATGGCAACAGTTTCTTTAGGCATAAGCAACTCGCCAGGTTTTACTTTTGTTGCTGTATTAACAGAAGGTGTAGATAAATCTGGACGTTTAAATTGAGTTGGTGTTTTTGCTGGCGATTGACTTACTGTTGGACTTGGTGTATTCGGACTTGGTGTATTCGGACTTGGTGTAGTCGGACTTGGTGTAGTCGGACTTGGTGCTTTATTACCTTCAACTAAATCTGGACGTTTAAATTGAGGTTGTACATTTTCTTGAGGTGGTGGAGGTGGAGGTTGAGTGGAAGTCTGAGGTGTAATAGGTGTTGCAGTTGGTTTTTCAGTCTTATTTTCATCTTTGAATAACGCTGATATTCCACCTGCAATAAATGATAGACTCTCAACAATTGGTATTGCATCAAGTATTTTACCAATTACAGTTTCTTCTTTCTTTTTCTTTTTTTCTTTCTTCTCTTTATCGTCTTTTTTCTTATTTTTTGGAGTACCTTTAGGCTGAGTTATAGTACCTAAAGCAGCAAGAATTTATTTGTGTATTGTTTCTTATTCTTTTTTGGCTAACGTTTGTTCACGTTTTTTTTCTTCAATCAGTTCTTTATCTTTATTGTCAATTTTCTTGTACAATAGGAATAGCTTACCTAAAGCATCGGTAAAAGCCTCATTGTTTTTAACGTTGCCTTCATCTGTATTTCTAAGATAAAGAGGATTTCTTTTTGCCATTACCTACGTTTTCTTTCTGCGTTTTGTTGTTTTATCTTCTCATTTTCTTCTTTAATATATTGAATCAATAACGAAACATAAATGTCACGTTCCCACGGTAACATATTCTCCAACTCAGACAAACTATACTTGTGATGTTGTATTAACGAAAAGTTTGTCTGATAATAATTCTTTAAATTATCATGTTGGAAGGTTAGTCGAAAAAACTTTCAAGTCCCTCAAAAACAATCACATGGTCAAATCCACATTTCTTACATTTTAAATTTATTAACTTGTCTAACTTAGGTAAGTTTTCAAAAAACTCTTGTATTTTTTGAAACTGGTGTTGATTTAAAGATTCAACAAATTCCATCAATTCTGATTTACTGGATTCTTTTGCTGGAAATGATTGTTGGCCATCATATATGGTATCAATAGAATCAACAACCATTTGTAAAGCAATTTCATTTACATCTTTTACTTCAGCTGCATTTGCAATTGATGAGAAAGTTGGATATTTCAACTTAACCGCAATGGTATCATTGATTTGAATAATCTCTTTGATGTTCTCATCTTTTGTTACTTTAATGTCAAGTACATTGATATTTGCATCCATTATGTTACCACACTCTTTATCATCAACTGGATTATTACATTTGTACTTTGCTTCAACCACTTCAGATACGGATCTTGCACGTAGATTTAAAAAGTAGTATTCAATATCAAGTATTGGCAAAGTGTCAATGTCTAAATTATCATCCAATAAACAATTGTTGAGTACCTGTTTAATATTATTATTAATGGTTTCAACATCATCTGCTTCTAAAGCCATCAATAAATTCTTTTGTTCTTTAACCAAGAATGGTCTAAAACGAATATGATTACCAGACAAAGGCAAATCAAGTTCAAAAATGGGGCTATCAATTTTTGGCAAAGCCATTCAAATCTCCTTAAATAATATACAATTAATATTGATTCAATGATGGTAAAATTAATTTACCATTTTGGTCCGTTCCAGTATTTGTGGATTTGTTGATTGTTTCATTATCATATTTGGCAGTACTTGATCCAACTAATTCGTTTTCAACATTTTGCCAGAAAGTATAAGCAAAAACCACAGTTAATTTATGATGACCATCTGAGGTCCAATCTAAATCTAATTGATTGACAGCAATTGGATATGCATCAATCAATTGACAACCATATGAAGCTTCATTGTTTACGTTATATTGCACAATATTAATATCCGTAACGTAATCATTTCTGTATTTGAAATTGAAATCACTAGTTGAACTGATATAATTCATCCAATTATCAAAAAATTGTCTTTCAAACATATCATCACCAACAATAAAAGTTAAATTTACATCGTTGTATGCATTTTGATATGGAAATTTTTCTGTCGGACCATATGTCTTTAAATCATAAGTCTGTAATGTTCGGCTAGGCAACTCTGCGTTTTCACATCTCATATTTAATCGTTGAGTGTACTCTGTTGGGTCGGAATTACGCATAAGTTGTGGCGGATACAAAGTTACGTCAAACCTACTTGGTCTTGCCAAATCGGTTTTAAAGCTTTGTAGAAATTCTGATATTGAACCTGATGCCATTTTTAACTATTCCTAATTTGTTGTACCGAATCTTCCCATACCTCTTTTGAAGTTGCCTTTTTGAACTGCTGTACCGGTAAGAAAGTTGCCACATCCCACTCATTTGGCTGAACGGCAAGTATTTTAGACCTAATATGAGAATTCAAGTATCGTTTTATGCATGGCCTGAACTCTTTAAAACGCTTGGAGGCGCTTAAAATATCATATGTGACTCTCACTCTCTTAATTTCATTTTCTCTGTTATAGACTGCATAGTCCATTAACTTACCTAAAAATGCCACTCGGTATTTAATAGGCAAATAGTGTAAATTTAGTCCTAGAAAACCATCCGAATACTTTTCCAATGCCAAAACAAGTGGAAACTTATCGTAATATGGTAAGTCATCTTTGCCTTTTGGATCATAGTAAAAGTAATACATACCACCCAAAACAAATCTATTATTGTGTCTAAAATCTTCACGACCAATACCGGCAGGTATGTTTGATATACCTTTTAACGTTTGAATTTTCGTAGCCAACCATCGAAATGATTCTTTAGACATCATTTCAATTTGAGCTGAGGATCTTTGTTGTGCGAGTAAAGTTAGTTTTGAAGCCATATGATATTTAGTTGATACCCAGATGTTCTTCAGTTAGTATTCTGAATTCCCAACCTCGGTCTAAACAAAACTCCTCGGCCGCTTTCCATTTGGCTTTGTTGACTGCATACGTCTTAATCTCTTTTTTATAAGATTCGGTGATGCGTTTTTTAGGTTTAGGCATTTCAGTTTGATATTTTGGTTTTACTTCTAACATCATGGTTTTTAACTTTCCTTCTTTAGTTTTTATTCTAACTATAAAATCGGGAAAGTATCTGTGTTGGCGGTTATCTACGGGAGATATATAAGGAACAATTAATTCTTCTGATGCCCATGTCAGAATTTCTGGTGTTTTGTCTAGCCACGACATCACCTTACACTCCCATGATGAGCGATAAACGATTTTGTTTGGATCACCCACATATTTTTGTGGGTTTTTGGGTTTGAATAGTCCTTGGTATGCCATATAAATACTATGTATAATCTTTTCCTGGAAAACAAATAAATGGCCGTATTTAATATTTTAGAAACATCAACTGTAAGAGGATCCGTGGGTCCTTTACAAGATATGTTTACGGATAGTTTTGAAATGAATGTTTTGCAATATCCTGAAGACTTAAATTCAGATTCCGTTGATAATACAAGAAAACCACATGTTATTAAATTCTTTATCAATGTACCGGACAATAGTAAATATATTCAAGGCGGTGCAGCTAGTGGTGTCACATTAACTACTGGAACTCCTGGAGTTGATGGACCTCCACTATCTGCACAAAGAACTACTTTGGGAATTTCAATAACTCCTGTAATGCAAAGATTAGCTGGAGCTATATCTCTTTACATGCCAGATACTGTTAATATGAGTTTGGATATGTCATATGAAGGTGATAATTTAAGTGACTACCCAATTGTAAAATTTGCTCAAACCGGCGAATCTTTTGTAAATAGAGTACAAAATAACATGCAAGCGGGTACAGGAGCTTTCTCAGGAACATCACAAGAAGTATTGGGTGCTCTTGGAGGCACAGGAACAGGCGAACAACTTCCAATTGATACTTTATTGAAAGCAGCTGCTGCAGCTATCAATCCACAAGTTCAATTGTTGTTCAAGGCAGTAAGTCTTAGAACATTTCAAATGGAATTTATGTTCAGTCCAAAATCACAGGCTGAAGCGCAAACCGTACAACAAATCATCAA